GGCCAAAGCTATGATGCAGCTTCGCCGCCGCGATTTTGCGGGGGCAGCACGCACACTTGGTCTTCGCAAGAAGAAGCCCTCACGGGCTGGTCTAGATTTGACCCAAAAGTGGCTGGAGTTGCAGTATGGCTGGAAACCCCTTCTCTCCGATGTATATGGAGCTACGGAAGCGCTTGCTAATCGCGACCGCGGTGACTGGAGAGTCACCGGGAAGGGTACCCAGTTCGTGAAGGTTGAGGGCTCTATTGATGAGTCTTCCGACCCGAATGGCTGGGACAGTGGCTATGGCGAATACCACGGACGACGAGGAGTATACGTCAGAATTGACGCACTCCCGCAAAATGACTTGCTTTTGGCAATGTCACAGTTAGGGCTCACAAATCCCCTGCTTATAGCATGGGAGCTTGTACCCTATTCGTTCGTTGTAGATTGGTTCCTCCCGATCGGTTCATATCTCGACTCGCTGGATGCGATGCTTGGATATGGACCTGCTTCTTGCAGTATTACGCAATGGCAGAAGATCGAGGTGGGACTCAAGCGCATAGGCAAGTGGGAATCGAGCACGCAAAAGCTCGACGTTGACTGGCGAGGATTCCACTATGAGAATATTTTTCTCAAGCGGACAACCTCTTCGTCAGTACCCCTGCCTACACTTCCTAGGTTTAAAGACCCTAGGTCACTTGGCCACATGGCTAACGGTTTGGCACTGTTAGCTGGAGCGTTCGCCTCTGGCGGGAAATCTCCCGTCAGATAATCCACCCAACCGCAATAGAGGCAATTATGCCGACTCTCGCAGCTCTGACCATCAATGATGGTCAAACCACGCCTGTCGCCCACACGTTCTCCCCTGTTACCAGCAATGGTCGCAAGGGCGAGTGGGCGGACCGTTCGTCTACCACCCTGGTGGGCTGGCGCATCCTCAGTAATGAGGTGCTTCTGCCAGCTACCGCCAGCGGTGCCTATCGTAACCTGACGCTGGGTAAACTCCCGGTCGAAGGCACGGTAGAAGGCACGGTAAAGGTCGTCGGGCAAAACTCCTTCAAGATCGAGTTCAACTTCCGTCAGGAAGCCACCGACCAGGAGAAGAAGGACGCGATCGCGTACGCTCAGAATTATCTGAGCAATACGTCGGTCAAGAACGCCATCATCGCGATGGAGCCGCACTACTAAGTGCGGTCATATCGTGACTGGCAGTTCTGCTCCCCCGCCGAGTAATCGGCGGCGGAGAACGTCCGCTCAAGGTGTCCCCGATGGGGCCCTCGCTATTAGGATTTTCCTATGGCTAATTCTCCTCGCAGCCTTAACGCTGCATCAAGTGGTTTTAAGATCCATTTCGACCTGTCCCGGTTCCACTCCGATTTCGGAGCGGCCCTCGGGCACACAGTCAGTTCCCCCGGTAAACCCGGAGGATTTGATGTCGATTTTACCGCACCTGCTTCTACCGTAGCCGTCGAATATCTGTTCGGCGAACTACTGTCAAAGTATGATGATGGTAAGAAAGACCGTGTGAAGGAAGAAACCACCTGGAAGAGATTCCAGGAGGCAGAGGATCTCTGTCGAGACACAAACCTGCGTCTTACTGCTTTGGACCCTCACGGGTCTTACCTGCCGGCAATTCAGCTGGCACGTAAAATATGCAGTAAGATTATGGGGCGATTCGACTGGAACTTGGCGGCAGAGCATTTCGACTTCGGTCCCGGAGCAACAACCCGGCTACCTCGGCGGCGTGCTGACGCTGTTTTTAAGTTCTCCGGTAACCCGGAGACCACGATAGGCAATGCGCTCCTCGCGGATGCTGCTATTCGCAGCAACCCGTTCTGGGAACAGAATCTCACATTACTTGGTGAGGAGGGCGTCGGGTACTGCAAAATCGTACCCGGCAATCGCAT